ACAAATTGCAGAACACAGATGGCCTATTAATAAAGAGATTATTCAAAACCGATTTCATCCAAAGAATATGAAATACTTTTCTGGATGGGGTATTGAAGAATTTGATGATTATGAAGAATAATAAAAAATTGAATTCATTTATTTTTTACTATTTATAAATCATAATAATATATGTGTGAAAATTTAGTAGAACAAGTAGACGAATTATTAAGTCAAATGAATATTGATGAACTAACACAAGTTATAAAAAATGCTGAACAATCAATAATTTGTTTATATAACTTTACAAATTCAAAAATAAAAGTTAAAACACACGATCTTTTTCGTAAAATGGTTGAAGATGTGTATCCAGATTGGGTATTTGAAGACTATACAATAACCACTAAATGTGGTTCATATAAAGAAGATTTCAAAAAAACAATTGTTTATGAAATAAGTATATATGATAAAAAGTATGAAAATTATCATAAATTTGTATATTGGGATAATGAAATTTATACAGAATATAAATATTATATAAATGAAAAATTAATAAAGGGTGGAGAGATTAGGTATTTACCTGATACTGATGTGTTTGATGATACAAAAGCATTACAAATTATTGGGTTTATATATAACAATTTCCAAGATTAAATATAAGTAAATTATCTTTAAGTTAAAATTGATTATAAAAGTTTCTCTAATATCTTCTAATATGACGTATTGCTGATTGTGATGTATTATAATCATTTCCTCCAAATGATCTGTCGTTATAGTTTCTATTAACTGCTTGGTTTTTTTTAAATTTAGTATAATCTGAACCATCATATACGTATTTAACATTGCATGTAGAAGACGGTATTTTATTATCAAGCTGAATAGCGCTCCAAACGACAGATTGTGTACACGAGGTAGAAGTTGAACCAAAATGTTGTCTTAACCCATTTAAGCCTGGGCGACTTTGGGGTGTTTGACACGTTCCCCCACAAGCAAAATTTTCACGACTGAGTAAATCACCTGCATTATTTACAGCTCTAAAAGGGGTTATAATACGTTTAGGATTTGAACTACCAGAGTAACTTGTAGTGTTCCATGCATCTCTTAATGTAAAACGAGTTCTTGCAAAAGCATCTGAATTATCGTGGTCAATAATTGGTTGAGGCATTAATCCTGGAAGTCCTCCCCCCAATTTTCGTCCTGGTCCATTATATGGGTAACCAATGCCAGATACAAATTTTAATAAACTGCCTAAGCTTCCAGTTGTAAAACCAGAAGAACCTGTTGCTGTTTGTGAAAATCCTGTTCCAATACTATTAGACATTTATATTATAGAAGAATAAAAAAAATTCCGCTTTTTAGAAAAGTGGATAATAATAAATAATAACTTTTCTAAACTAATAGTATAATGTTTGAATTACTTACAAGAAAACAATTTATTTATATATTTGTTAGTTCAATCGTCTTTATAATGATTGATTCTGTATATTTAAATTTTATCAAAGATTATTTTAATAACCAGGTTAAGCTGATTCAAGGGTCATCAATTAAAATAAATAGTTACGCTATAATAATATGTTATATAATTCTTATTTTTGGAATTAACTATTTTATTATTATTCCAAATCGTAGTATATTAGATGCGTTTTTATTGGGGTTAATTATCTATGGTGTATATGAAACTACTAATATGGCATTATTCTCTAAATGGTCTTGGACAACCGTTTTAATAGATACATTATGGGGAGGCATATTATTTGCATTAACTACAACAATTATAAAAATGATATGAAGAAATTACGCGTCATTGCGCTCTTTAAGTTGTTTTTAAACCCCATCCACATATTTTACAGCAAAAACTATACATACATTCTTTATAATTTTTTCTTCTAATAACATTTTTAGGATTTTTATTTTTTCTTGGTCCTCGTTTAGGTGGTTGATATGGTCTGTCTGTTTTATCATTATAAGGAACAAATGCAGTATAGTCATATATATATTCATTATTTTCATCATACTGTTTATTAAAATTAGTATTGGTTTCCATATTTGTTAGTTATATATTAACATATATTTTCGCTCTTTAAGTTATTTTCAAATACATATTAATTCTCGCCACTCGCTCTTTAAGTTGTTTTCAAATATATATTATTTCTTTTTATATGGTTATTATTGTTAATATCTTGTAAAAAAATTGAATTAAAATATTAAATTATATTAATTTAATACTATATATAATTAATGAATAACGAATTTATTATTAATGGGGGACCATATTTGGTAAAAACTAACGAATATGGAGGAATTATTCAAGAATATGGATGGGCATCGTTAAAAATAGTATATCAACCTTTTTACACACATATTAATATATTATGTAACGATAGAACACTTAATATTAACGATAATGTAGTTTATCATTTTACTATTAAAAAAAAGATTGATAATTTAGAACAAATTTCTAGAAGTTTAAGTAGAGGATTTAATTCATTATATAGTTATAATTTTGCAAAATTAGATATATTTATTGATGAGTGTAAATATTATTTTGAACAATTATAAATTTTCAAATATAGTTAATCATATAAGGAAACAAATATGTTAAAAACACTAATATAATTATATTAGAATTTAAAGAATGAGTAGCGAAATGGGAACTGAAAAGACATGCAATTATCATCATAAAACTATCTCCTATTATTGCTCCTCCACCTACTTCATTTGCGTAATCTTTGAAAAAATCCAACATAGAATTATACCCTCTTGGGATTGATTTAAAAAAGATATAAAATAGAATATCGTGAATTATTTGTATTGATACTGCCAATCCTGTAAATTTCCAAATAGTAAACGCATCAAAAAAGTATTTATATAAAAATCTTGCTATAATGATTCCTATAACTAAAATTAACACATCTGCGATTACTGCGCTTAATTGATATTTTTTATACCATTTTTTTAAATAAAATGAATTAAATATTCCATGATATAGTAAAAAAATGATTATTAAATCAGCAATTAAAGATCCATTTAATATTGGTAAATAATCCGATACGTTGTAAAAATTAGAAATATTATTGAATATCATAATATATAATAATATTTAAAAAAATATTATATACTATAAACTTTTATTTACACATTTTCCGTAATAATTCTTGGCACAACATTCATAGTAGTTAGTTCCTGAAATAACAATTTACATGCATATGGAATTTCAACATACGCGAAATCAACACGATTATCACACGTTTTGCAACAATGAATATGTAATTCATTATTATACGATGCGACCAATCCACATTTTTTACATATATATACATGATATTTATCAGATACATCATACATTCTTTCTCTTGTAAATCTAGACGCACCGTGAGAGACCATTGCATCTTTTTCCATTTCTCCAAATCTTAATCCGCCATCTCGACTACGACCTTCTGCGGGTTGTCTTGTTAAATTAACCATTCGACCAACCGATCTACTATGGTGTTTATCATTTACCATATGTTTTAAACGCTGATAAAATACTGGTCCCATAAATATACTACATTCTATTTGTTCTCCAGTTAACCCGCTATATAATAATTTATTACCGTGGCATTCGTGTCCTAATTCTAATAATTTTTTTGAAATTTCATCAACCGTTAATTCACCAAAACTTGTACCATCTCCAAATAATCCTAATTTAACTAATACCTCTCCTAACAACGTTTCTTTTAACTGACCAATGGTCATACGAGATGGAATTGCGTGAGGATTAATAATAATATCTGGTCTGTCTCCAGATGCAGTAAAAGGCATATCTTCTTCGGGAATAATATTTCCAACTGTTCCCTTTTGTCCGTGTCTAGAAGAGAATTTATCACCAATAACTGGTTTTCTTAGACAACGCAATCTAACTTTTGCAAAAGTATAGCCATCTCCGTTTCTATCAATATAATTTTTATCAATATATGTTTCTTCAAGAGTTTTATATTGTTTACTTCCATCTTCATATTTAATTACCTTTGTATGATCATTTCTATTTTCTTTAATAGGACACACCTTTGCAATAATAATATCACGATTCTCAATCAATGTGTTTTCAGGCACAACCCCTTTTGAATTAACTTTGTTATAATTACCAAATCTCATTCCTTTTGTTTTTGTTCGGTCTGGTTTACATCTAATTTCCTCATCCCCATTAATTTTCTGTTTATCTTCATCTTTTTCAGTATGTGAAATAGTTATCTGCAATAATCCACGATCAATAGAACCTTTATTTACAAGTAATGAATCTTCTTGATTATAACCAGTATGCGTCATAATCGCTACAGTAATATTACATCCCGAAGGATTTTCATTTAACTTGATTAAATTCATAATACGAGTATCTACCAAAGGTCTTGTGGGATAACTCAAAACATACGCAGTTTTATCCATTCTTTCATTAAAATTAGTGGCGTAAACACCCATCGCTTGTTTGGCTTGTGCGCAATTGCTAGATAGAAAGTTGTTTCCAGCAATAAAACTATGATTGTCAGATTCAACAGTGATATCAGAAACCATTACTATATCCTCCTGTGTTATACTTTTAATTGGAACAAATAACATATTATTAATTATTTGAACTTCTTTGATCCAACTTTCAATAGTATCATTTCCTAAATGTCTCATTGATATTTTTCTATTATGTTTATAACTACGTATAACATCTGTTACATAATTAGTTTTAACTTTAACTTCGTTTGCAATAAATGTATTGCTCTTGTTATCATCGTGCATTTTTCTAATAATATTAATATTTTTTAAGTGTTCTTCAAATAATATTCTCTTATATTTTAAATATTCAATAATAACCATTGATGAATTATTTTTAGTTGAAGCGTATCTATATCCAATAGCATCAAAATATTTTATTAGATTAGTGTGTTTATCGCTAATTTTATAAGCAACTTTAATTCTATTATCTTCTACTTTAGAATATTTAACATTTGAAACTTCCACATCAAAATCTCTTATTAATACAACGCATTGTGCCATAAAATGTATAAGAGAATTCATATATTTAGGATTAATTTGCTGAGACGTTTCAGCGCATATAAAATTATATCCGCTATTTATTTTATTCCATCTAATTTTACAACCATCACCTCCTTGAAATCCACTTAAGAATTCTCGTTTAATCAATTTACTCCCATTCATTATCCAAAAGGGGACTTCCTTTCTAATATGTTCTGTTTTTTTTCCATAAGATATTCCAAGTGCTAATAATAATGCTGGTAAAATACCATTATGCGTGACATTATAGGTGGTATGCGTTACAGAATTAAACTCTCTACTACTGTTATTATATTTACATTTATTAAACCCACAAATAGCTATATCATTTTCAAAAGCAACTACATCCGTTTCTGTCCCAAAACACAAACTACACGCAGTAAATTTATTTCCATTGCGTTCATAAATATTAATCGAACCATCTGCTAATATAAAGCCAAATATTCTAGTTAATATTGGTAAATAATAAGAATTATTTAAAATAGGTAATAACCCCATTTGTGTAAGTTCTTTTATATATTTATTGATTAAATTATTATTGAATCCATTTTCATTAAAGAACCATCTAAATTGTACTTCATCTAATATACATGTTATAACTGTATCAGTTTTATCAGTTTTATCAGTTTCAATATTTTGTTGATAAGGCATAATTCCTATTTTAGTTTCATTTATGCTCATATTTTGAACTTCACACCAACCTTCAGTTGTCATAAATTTATGGTCTTGTGTAGCAATAATTTCTCTACCACTGAGTGTTTTAATTTTATATACCTTTTTATCCGTTTCTCTAATATAGTGATTAATTACTTTAGTATAACTAATATCCATTGTTTCTGGATTAAAGCAAACAACCTCATTTCCAATTTGAATATCTTTTATCATCTTTTTTTCTCCATTACTTAATAATACGGTTTCATTAATATCTAAACATTGATACGTATTTCTAGGGGATTGGTTGTGATCGGGGTAAGGAATACACGACGCAACAACACCGAAAATAGTTGATGGATGAATTTCACAATGTGTAAATTTATAAATATGTATTCCATCATTTTCTCCAATAATATCCTTTGGTTTAGTAGCAATCATACTAAAACTTTGTTCTTCTGGGTCCACATATTCAATAACGGCTTCATCAACTTTACAATTTGTTAATAAATCATCCCAAGAAATGATGTCATCTTTTAAATCCTCTAATATTTTTTTAGTGATAAGAATATTATCATTTTTAACTCTTAACAAAGGTCTGGTAATTCTTCCACTATCATTACAAAGTCTTATTTCTTGTAATTTGCAATCAAATATAATAGATGTGTAAATATTGATAATACCTTTATATTTCATATCTTTTAATAATTTGTATAAATTCTCTGGGTCTTCTGTTATTCCAACCCATGACCCATTAATAATTACTTTGACCTTATCATACACTTGGTGCGGTTTTAATAGATTCAAATTAATAATATGTGGTTCAACATATTCATATAAAGAATTACTATTAGAATGAATTGTAATATGAGCCATATAAGCCATATTTTTAACTATTCCAACAGATTGACCCTCTGGAGTTTCTGCAACACATAAAAATCCCCACGAGGTGTTATGTAATTTACGAGGAGGAATTAATTTTCCACTTTTATCAGTTGGAGTAGAAATTCTTCGCAAATGACTTAAACTAGCAACATAGGTTAATCTATTTAATACTTGCGCTACGCCTACTTTATTTGAATTGGTATGTTTAATACCAAAATCACCCGTAGATAATGCTCGTTTAAATCCGTTTTCAATGGTATTCGATTTTACAATTTTATAAATATTTGTCAAGTTAATAATATTAAGATAATCTTCGTTCGATCTCCATGAACCGTTATTAATTTCTTTAATGATTTGTTTTTCCATATCTTTAACTAGTTTATTAAAATAGTTTCTAAAAAGGTTATTTAGAGATATACCTGTTAAATCAATTCGTTTATTAATATAAGAATCTCTATCATCGCCTTTAATCCATTCAAAACTTGATTGCATTAACTTATTAGCCATATATCCCAAAAAGTATATTTTTTGATTGATATTTTGACAATGAGGGAATAAATCGTTTTGTAAAACTTCAAGAGTAAATTGATGTTTTTTGAGTGCTCCCTTTTCTTTATCCATATTAATAGGAGTATAACTTACGTGTCCTGTAATATATTTAATAGCATCTTCATATGTCATATATTTATTTGCTTCAATAATAGATGCTTGGAGATTTTCTAATAAAAGTTTATATTTGTCAATAGATAAATCTAATAGAATATATTCACAAATTTCTTTATCCGATAAGATATTTAAAGCGCGAAATATAATAAATAGAGGAATTGGTTTTTTAACACGAGGAATTTGTAATACAATAGGAAATCCAAATCCATTATTCTTAGAACTAATCATCATATTTATTTGTTTTGGAGAAATGCATTTAAAATCAGGGACTGATTTTATTTCTGCTTTCCATGTATATTTTGTATCATTTTTGGATATGTTAAAACAATATACGCGATTTTCAGCGGCACGTTCTTGTCCTAACACTGTCTTTTCAGACCCGTTAATAATAAAATATCCACCCGCGTCATATTTACATTCACCAGTGTGTCGACTATCTACATATTTATATTGGTTTAATATACAGATATTAGACTTTAACATAATAGGTAGTTTTCCAATATGAATTTTTGGAAAACTTTTATATAGTGTTTTTACATTTTCTAAATTATCACCATCTCTTATAATATATTTAATATTAATATCGATGGTCATTGCAGAAGAATATGTAAAATTACGTAATCGTGCTTCTTGTGGAAACATTATTTTAATAGCTCCATTATTTTCATGAATTTGAGGACGATATATATGAAAATTCTCAAACGTGATAAACATTTCTAATGCATATTTTTCACTTTTTTCATCATAATCGTTCTCAGATTTGATATGGACTGGATTAAACATTTCAATCGTTTTAAAAATTTGGTAGCCAACAAAATTATTATAAGATTCTAATTGATGTCTTACCAATTTATCTAAATGTTTACCTCTAAAATAAGATTCAATAATTGTCCAAGGGTCTTCAATATAAGGACTATTTTTAATATCATAACTTTCGTTATTTATTTCTTCGTTATTTATCGCTTTATTATTAATTGATTCGTTATTCATATTAGATATATAACTCGTCTGACTAGATATATAATCCATTCTTAGAGTTATTTTATATATCAATTTTTTTTTAAATAGTTTTCAAATATATTATAATCGCTTTATAAAAACCAATATAAATGATATAATTATATCATATTAAATATAAAATTATATCATATAATTAATGACTAGTAATTCTAGACGAAAGTGTAGCCGTTTTAAATCATATACAGATATTAATAATTATAATAATTTTTTATTAGAATTAGATAAAAAACAAAAAGAACAACCCATAATTATCAATCCAGCCTCGTCTAAAATGGAAATTAAAAAAGTATTTAAAAATATAGGAAAAGAATTTATTGAATCAGATTACAATAATAAATATTTTACTGGATTAACTGCATTGGATATATTATTAGAGGCAGTTGATAGTCATATAGACCCTAATTTATATCAAAGCGATGAAAAAAATGCGACTACGAATACAAAACAATGTCATTTAACTACACCTGTTTGTAAAAAAAAAGTGAATATTATAAGCGAAGTAAATAATATCAATGATTTATTATCTATTATTGAAACGTATCCAAATGATACAGATATAGAATATAATATTAATATAGATGCTTTACATAAAATTAAACCGCCATTAACTGAATTGCAAAATATGATTGGAATGAAGGACTTAAAAGAAAATATTATAGACCAAATTATATTTTATATTCAAAATTTACACACATTAAACGCAGGTATTAAAGGTAATGATTTTATGCATACTGTTATTTATGGGCCTCCTGGAACTGGAAAAACTGAAATCGCCAAAATTATTGGTTCTATTTTTTCTAAATTAGGAGTTTTAACAAAAGGTACATTTAAAAAGGTTACACGAGCAGATTTAATCGCTGGTTATTTGGGTCAAACCGCTTTAAAAACTAGAGATGTTATTAAAGAATCTTTAGGGGGAGTGTTATTTATAGATGAAGCATATTCTCTTGGTAATGAAGAAAAAAAAGATAGTTTTTCAAAAGAATGTATAGATACTTTATGTGAAGCATTAAGTGACCATAAAGATAATTTAATGGTTATTATTGCTGGATATGAAACCGATTTA